AATTTATTTTTATTTAAAATAAAAAATAAAAACCAAGAAAAGACTACACTATACATGATCACCTGTATCATTCATCAAATTATGTATTAAAACATCCTTGTTTTGATTCACCACCTCACCCGTTAACATGGAGGATTCGTAGGTTTTTCTTAATACATTATTTGGTGCGTTACTTCCCACTTTTAATAATCCGTGTTCTACCAAATATTTTTTAATATCGTGAATCGATTTTTTCTTTAACTCCTTTTGGGCATTTATTATTTTCTTACGCGTAGCGTTATTTTTTATTAATATGCCGACTTTTCGGTAAACATTCGATTTTCCGAGAGTATATTTTTTTTTAATCGTTCGTTTAATATAGCGTTTGTCGGGCTCCTCTTCCGCATTCGCAGCGCCACCTCCGGTGGTTTTATTTTGCGATACAGGCGAAGAAACTGGTAATTCTTTTGGCGACTGGGTCGTCGTGGCATGATTGTATGAGTTTAATTTCTGTATTTCATCTTCTTTCATTTTTCTTCTTAATTGTTCTAGTCTTTTTTGTCTTTCATTTTGAGGATCAGGAGAGAAATGAATATTCGATGAATATGTTGTTGATTGGGGTATTATTTCATCAGATTCGCCCGTATTTCTTTTAGTTCTTACCCAATTACGATAAGTTGGTTTATTTGCATTCTTCAAACAGCCATAGGGAGGATCAATTTCTACTTTGAAAGAATTCACTTGTGGTTGATTCTGTATTGGATGTTGGTTTTGGGATTGAGCATAGGTAGGTCTAACTTGTTGCGGTATTTGTTGAAATTGATGATGGTTATGATTAAAATAATTTTTATAATTATCATCATAATTCAAATTCATAACGGGAGTTTCTGGTGTCACGCGGATTGGTTCTTTTAATTCTTCGGGTAATTCCAACTCAACGTGAGGTGGCATATTTGACATTGGGGTGGAATACGGATTCTTCACTGTTTTGTTTTGTATTGTTGCCATGTTTTTCTTTTTTAGACCTTCTTCTTTTTTCTTCTTTGACAATAACGACAAGTATTGTAATGAATCACGAAATTCATCACCATCATTGGTTTGATTCGCAATTTGTTCCTTTACCTTGATTTCATTTTGTGTTCCGCCTCCACTCTTGACACCGCTTTCGATTTTTTCCTTATTTTTATGCTCTTTAATTCGATTTAAAAACTTTTTCTTTAAAGAATTTTCATTAATTTGTATAGGTATTACAGGTTTCGCTTTTTTTTCTCCACGGTTTTTCCTCGTTGATCCACCCGTATTAAATAAATCTGGATTTACTGTTATTTTTTTTGTTGACATATAATCTTTCAATATTTTATACGTAATTTTTTTACGAAATATAATTCAAATACAAAATTACGTATAAAACGACTAAATCTGAAATCTAAACATAAAGACTCATCAACATTTTGTTTAATTCTTGTGAGTTTTTACGATTTTTCACTTCATCATTTTTCAAAAACATTTCAAACCCTTTTTCTAAATCCTCAAAAGTGATTTTGGTTTTTTCACTGTCTGGATCTCCAAACACTCTTCTACTATGAGATATTTTTATCTTGGAGAGCATGTTTTCAACATCCCTTCCATAAAATTTGAAATAGGGCATTTTTCTTTCAAACCATTCTGCCGATATTTTATCATTTTTCTCATCATATGTCCAGCCACTATCTTTTATTTTTTTTATAAAAATACGAAACAAATCATCGTGTTTATAATTGTCAATTTTGAATCTCCAGATGAAACGCGATTCTAATCCTTGATTATACGTGAAAAAACACTCTTTCAGTTCTTCTTCATACCCGGCAATAATGACCATCAATTGATCCTTGTAATTACTTAATGACTCACATAAGGTGTCGATACATTCTTTGGAAAAACTGTCGCGTTTTTCATTGTTTCCCAGAGAATACGCTTCATCAATAAACAAGACGCCACCTAGACATTCTTCGATGACTTCTTTGGTTTTTATCGCAGTCTGCCCCAAATAACCCGCGACTAAATCACTACGCGTGACCTTTTTGAAACCCCCTTTTTTCAATATACCTAAATTCGCAAATATTTTCCCGATGATTCGCGCGATTTCAGTTTTTCCTGTTCCTGGAGGTCCATATATGACCGTATGCATGTAGTCATTGGAATATTTACTTAAATCTTGTATGTAATATAATAATTGGTCTACAATATTTTCTTTCAATTCTTTCATTCCAATCATTCGATTTAATTCCACGAGTTCTGTTTTTATTTTATTCAGTGATGTCATGTTAATATCATATTCAATATCATCTTGTAGTGGATACTTTTCAATCAAATCCAGCAAGTCTGTCAAACAGTTGATTTTTGTTTTTATAGAGACTTTTTTCTTTATGACAGGATCGGGTATAACTATCTTTAATTCAGGTTTTTTTCTCTTTTTTGTTTCACTTGCGAGTTTGTTTACAGGTGCTGGTTCAAAGAGTGACAAGGTTGAACTATAGTTCATACATGAGGCGTATGAACCTGGTTTGTATTTAGAGTCATTTTCTAGATTTATAGTTTCTTCGGGTGTGTTTGGTTTCATTGTTTCTTTATCTTTCTCATGTAAATAATAGTGAAATATTTTATTTGAATTATAAAATGAATTATATAAATCATATTTTTTATTGATTTCATCAATATTCGTGGTTGGGTTTGATTTATGGGTATTCGCATATTTTTTATTTATATTTTCTAAAAAAAGTGAATAATCATAATATTTGTTTGACATTTATTGAATAACAAAACTTATATTTAGGTATGTTTTTTATAAAATAAATATATTTGTATATTGTATAAAATGTCGATGGATGCTGCGAATCAAGTAACTGAATTTAATCAAATACAGAAAGAAAAATTAAATAGAATACTTGATTCAAGAAATACAGAATTATTAGAAACTTTTGAGAAAAAATATAAACCTATTGAAAATAAATCTTGGTATGAAAAGCAAGAATTGTTAGATGAATATATTAACTATTTGGATACAAATACATTACCTAAAAAAGGTATTTTTAGCTTTTTAGGTATGGGAGGTAAAAAATCCAGGAAATCAAGGAAATCAAGGAAATCAAGGAAATCCAGGAAATCCAGGAAATCCAAGAAATCTAGGAAAACGCGTAGAAGAAGAATGTAAAATATATTATAAAATATAAGTGTAATTATATTTGATAAAGCAATAAATAAAGCAAAAAATAAACTAATAATGAAAACAATTTAAAAATAAATTGAAATAAAATATAACCCCATTTATGTTTTCAATAATATCTACCATGAATAAAGAAGAAGAAATTAACTCAAACGATAAGGACGATGTATTTGATTTAAAAAATGATCAATACATTGAAATACCATGGACGATTATTGAAACATATTTTAAAGGGCAACATTTAGATAGATTGATTCGACATCAACTTGAGTCTTATAATAATTTTGTTTCTTATCAAATTCAAAAGACTATTGAGATGTTTAATCCAGTAAGAATCGTGTCGGAACAAGATTATGACGCAAAAAGTGGAAAATATTCTCTTGAAATTTATGTGACTTTTGAAAATTTCCATATTTATCGCCCACAAATACATGAAAACAATGGTGCGACAAAACTTATGTTTCCGCAGGAGGCGCGATTAAGAAATTTTACTTATGCGTCGGCAATGACGATTGATATGAATCTCAAGTTTATGGTAAGGAATGGTCCAAGCTTGGAAAATATTCAAACCTTTTATAAAAATCTCCCCAAAATTCATATTGGAAAATTACCCATTATGTTAAAATCAAATATTTGTGTGCTAAATCAATACAAACATGTTGATAATAGTCATACTGGTGAATGTAAATTTGACGCGGGTGGTTACTTTATTATTAACGGATCTGAAAAAACCGTTTTGGGTCAAGAAAGAGCCGCAGAAAATCGCGTCTATTGTTTCAATGTCTCCAAGAACAATACCAAGTATACCTGGATGGCGGAGGTGAAATCTGTTCCGGATTTTAAATGTATTTCGCCAAAACAAATCAATATGATGATTTCATCCAAGAACAACGGGTTTGGTTGTCCGCTTTACCTACAATTACCGCGCGTAAAACAACCGCTACCATTATTTATTGTATTTCGCGCGTTGGGTGTATTGTCTGATAAAGATATTTGCGAACATATATTACTTGATATTGATGACGAAAAGAACAAGGAATTATTAAAGGCGTTACAAGCGTCGATTATTGAATCAAACACCTGTATGACCAAGGAAGATGCGGTCAGATATATTACCAGTTATGTGATGTTTACCCCAATTAACATGGACAAGGAAACTGGAATTAGAAAAAAAGCGGAATTCACGTCAGATATTTTGTCGAATGATTTATTTCCGCATTGTACCACCTTAGAACAAAAAATATATTTCCTCGGTTATACTGCGAATATGCTATTGAAAACGAGTTTTGATTTGATGAAACAAGACGATCGTGATTCATATTTAAATAAACGCGTTGATTTAACAGGCGCGCTTTTGAATAATTTGTTTCGTAATTATTTCAACAAACTGGTGAAGGATATGGAAAAACAGGTGGTTAAAGAAATCAACACGGGTTCATGGCGATCTACGGATGATTATTTGAATATTATCAATATGACTAATATTTATAAAATCATTAAATCAACCACAATTGAAAATGGTATTAAACGAGCGCTTTCAACAGGTGATTTTGGTATTAAGCATGTGAATAATAGTAACAAGGTAGGTGTCGCACAGGTGCTTAACCGGCTGACATACGTGTCGAGTTTGAGTCATGCGCGTAGAATTTCTACTCCGGTTGATAAAAGTGGTAAATTAATTCCACCGCGCAAACTGCATAATACATCATGGGGATTCTTGTGTCCTGCGGAAACCCCGGAGGGTCAATCCGTTGGTGTTGTAAAAAATTTAAGTTACATGACACACGTGACGATTCATTCCAACAGTGGTCCTTTGTATGACTATGTACTACCAAATATTATTCCTGTACAGAATTTAACTGCGCGCGAGATGTATGAAAAAACAAAAGTATTTATCAATGGTGCTTGGGTCGGCATTAGTGAAAACCCGGTGGAACTGTATCAAATGTTGAAGGAGAAAAAATACATGGGTATCATCAATGTGTATACATCCATCGTATTTGATTATAAATTCAATGAAATCCGCGTTTGTAACGATGCGGGTCGTTTGACACGACCATTGTTGCGGGTTCGGGATAATAATATTTTGATCAAGAAACGCGTTATAGATGATATCAAATCGGGAAAAGTCGGTTGGAATGATTTGATTACCAATTGTAGTATTGGCGAATCTATTATTGAATACATTGATCCAGAGGAACAATCCTGGAGCATGATTGCGATGAAACCAACGGATTTGATTGAAACCG